TGGGAAAAACTGTGAAATTCAAATAGCTAATGATGCGACAAATGATATTGTTTTTGGGCATACTCATAAATATAGGGATTGGAAAGCTCCTAAAATAGGGGATAGAAACTTTGTAAGAATAGTTAATGTCGGATGTGCGTTGCCATTTGGGCATGTTGAGGAGTACGCTAAGTTAAACCTCACAGGTTGGAGTTGGGGATTAGTTGAATTGGGGATCTGGGATAATCATATTCAAGAATCTCAATTTATATCAATGGATAGGTTGGAGAAAACATATGGGTAGAATAAGACAAATTTGGAAAAAAATTAAAGTAGAAATTAGTTTATGGAATAAGAAATTTGTAAGCTGGTTATTCGATTGGAAAAATGGAACAAAGAGATAAGACAGATACTATTGTAGTATGGGAAAGACCAGCAAGTAAGAAACCAGAATTTGGTGCATACTATGCATCTATTGACCCTGTATCAGAGGGAAAGACAACAACATCAGATTCATTATGTAGCATATTTGTATATAAGAATGCAGTAGAAGTAATTAGAACAACAGAAGCAGGTGACACTGAACAGTTTATAGAAAAAGATAAAATAGTAGCAGCTTGGTGTGGTAGGTTTGATGATATAAATAAAACACATGAGAGATTAGAATTATTAATAGAATGGTATAATGCATGGACACTTGTTGAAAATAACATATCATTATTTATACAACATATGATTGCAAGGAAAAAACAAAGATACCTTGTACCAAAACAACAGATATTATTTTTAAAAGATTTGGGATCTAATAGAACTGTATATCAAGAGTATGGTTGGAAGAATACAGGAACACTGTTTAAGAGTCATCTTATATCATATGCAATAGAATTTATAAGAGAAGTAATTGATGAAGATTTAGATGATAGTGGTAATGTAATGAATCAAACTTTAGGAGTAGAAAGAATACCAGATCCTATGTTATTAAAAGAAATGTTAGCTTACTATCCAGGACTAAACGTGGATAGACTAGTTGCCTTTGGTGCTTTAATTGCATTTGCTAAAATTCAACAATCTAATAGAGGATACTCTAAAAGACGTGAATCTGAGTCTAATTCCTTGGTTAATCCAAATAAAATAAGTAAATTAAAGTATAGTCCGTTCAAAAATATAGGACGTGGAAAAAGCAGTCAACTAAGGAAAATTAGGAGATCTGGTTTTAAGAATTATAAATAAAATATCAAAGAATGAGAGTATTAAATGCAATGCAACTTAAAAATGGGGCAAAAGCAGAAAGTGGGCCTACGTTTTCAAGCTTAACTCAACCTACTCAATTTTTACCTTTTTCTAAAAAAACTGATGACTGGGCTGCCTGGAATTTAGATTGGTTAGAATTACAAGGTATAGAGTTCTTACGTTTAAATGCAAGAAGACTTCTTAAGAATTATAAACTTGCAAAAGGTATTATTGATAAAACAGATTATATTGTTGAACCAGACAATGACTATAAAGACTTAATGGATGTATTAACTCAAGAAAATGATTCTGCATTAGAGCTTAAGTTTTATCCTATCATTCCAAATGTTGTTAATGTTCTTACAGGTGAGTTTGCAAAAAGATATTCTAAAGTACAATTCAGGGCTGTAGATGATACATCTTACAATGAGATGTTGGAACAAAAAAGAATGCAAGTAGAACAAGCTTTATTAGCTGATGCTGAAAAAAATCTTTTAATGAAGATGATGGAGATGGGTATGGATCCTGGATCAGAAGAAGCACAAAAAAGTTTAGCTCCAGAAAATATTAAGACTTTACCAGAGATAGAAGACTTTTTTAGTAAGTCATACAGAAGCATGGTAGAAGAGTGGGCTACTCATCAAATGAATGTGGATGAAGAAAGATTCCATATGCAAGAGTTAGAAGAAAGAGGATTCCGTGATATGCTTATATGTGATAGAGAGTTCTGGCATTTCCGTATGTTAGAAGATGACTATGATGTAGAGTTATGGAATCCAGTATTAACATTCTATCAAAAATCTCCTGACCAAAGATATATAGCAGATTCAAATTATGTTGGTAAGATTGATTTGATGACCGTTGCTGATGTAGTAGATAGGTATGGATATTTGATGGATGAAAAACAACTTAAATCATTACAAAAGATTTATCCAGCAAGATCTGCACAATATCAAGTAAATGGTTATCAAAATGATGGTGCTTACTATGATGCTACTAGATCTCATGCATGGAATACCAATATGCCTGGATTAGCATATAGACAATACACAAGTAATTATTGGAATGATCCAGCTGTAGGAGGAGATATTATAAGTGAGATCCTTGATCAGAGTGAAGATATGACACCACTAGATGAAGGTAACTTAATGAGAGTATCAACTATTTATTGGAAGACTCAACGTAAAGTTGGACACCTTACAAAAATAGAAATGGATGGAGAAGTCATGCAAGAAGTTGTAGATGAAACATTCAGGGTAACTGAAAAACCTGTTTATGATACTTCTATATTCAAAAATAAAACTGCTGAGAATCTACTACAGGGAGAACATATTGAATGGATATGGATTAATGAAGTATGGGGTGGTGTAAAAATTGGACCAAACCTACCTGCCATGTGGAGATCCACTATGGGTGATAATATAAATCCAATATACGTAGGAATAAATAGAACAAAACCTGGTAGACTACCTTTTCAATTTAAAGGAAACAATACATTATACGGATGTAAACTTCCAGTAGAAGGAAGAGTATTCTCAGATAGAAATACTAGGTCAACTTCATTAGTAGATTTAATGAAGGCATATCAAGTTGGTTACAATATGGTTAATAACCAAATTGCAGACATTCTAATAGATGAATTAGGAACAGTAATAATGTTTGATCAAAATGCTTTACCACGTCACTCTATGGGTGAGGACTGGGGTAAGAATAATTATGCCAAAGCATACGTAGCAATGAAGGATTTTCAAATGTTACCGTTAGATACTTCAATTACTAATACTGAGAATGCAACCAACTTCAATCACTACCAGACTCTTAACATGGAGCAGACTAATAGACTTATGTCTAGAATCCAATTAGCAAACTATTTTAAACAACAATGTTTTGATGCTATTGGTGTTAATCCACAACGTTTAGGAGGTGCTGTATCAGCACAGACAGCAACTGGTGTAGTACAGGCTATGCAACAATCATATGCCCAAACAGAAATGTACTTTGTTCAGCATTCAGACCAACTAATGCCAAGGGTACATCAAATGAGAACTGATCTTGCACAATACTATCAAAGTAATAATCCAAGTATTAGACTTTCTTATATTTCAACAGAAGCAGAAAAAGTTAATTTCACAATTAATGGTACAGATCTATTAATGAGAGACTTTAATATTTTTGCAACAACTAAAACTAATCATAGAGCTATCTTAGAGAACTTAAAACAAATGGCTCTTACTAACAATACTACAGGAGCAAGTATCTATGAATTAGGTAACATTGTTAAAGCAGATTCTATTGCAGAGGTGACAGATATACTTAAAGATTCTGAAGTAAGACAACAAATGCAACGTCAACAAGAAATGCAACAAGCTCAACAAATGCAGCAGCAACAATTAGAAGCTAAAGCTAAAGAAGAGCAAATGAAGCTACAAGTTGAAATGGAAGAAAATGAAAAGGATAGAAGAAATGATGTATTACTAGCTGAAATTAGATCTGCAGGATATGGTTCTATGGTAGATATAAATCAGAATCAACAATCTGATTATCAAGATGCTATAAAAGAAATTAGAGAGACAACTCAATACAGAGAGCAAATGAACTTAAAACGTGAAGATATGGCTTCCAAACAAAATATGGAAAGTAGTAGATTAGACGTTGAAAGAGAGAAGATTGCTGCACAAAGAGACATTGCTAATACTAAACTTGAAATAGCACGTGAGAACAAAAATAAGTATGATACACCTAATTCTGAAGATAAAAAATAGGTGTTAGCTATATACTGCTAAAAACTTTCAATCTTTTTAAAATTTTATAAGTTTAATTAATAAAACATTTCTTATATTATATATATAGAAAGTATTAATTATTTAAAACCAACATAATTATGAGTTCAAAAGTAGAAACTATGGATAGTAAAGTTGAAACCTTAGACATTAATTTGGATGAGATTTTTAGTGGAGCACCAGGAGGTGATGCCGTAACTTTACCAGAGGAGAATAAAGATACTCCTAAACAAAATAACATCTTTACAAGAAAAGATAAATCTGATTTTTCATTTGCAGATCCAGATAAAGATGATGCAGATGATTTGACAGCTAAGGTAGAAGAGAAGAAAGAAGAAGAAGTTGTTGAAGAAAAAACAGAGGTAAAAGATACTCCTGAAAATGAAACAGAGGTAAAACAGGAAGCAAAAAAAGAAGGTGGTGATATTTTAGATACCTTAGATGATGAAACTGAAGAAGATGTAGAAAAGTCTAAAAGAGGTAGAAAACCAATTAATGGTATAGCTGATGTATTTACAAAGCTAATAAAGGATGATAAGATAGTTCCTTTTGATGATGACAAACCATTAGAGGAATATACTGCTAAAGATTGGGAAGAACTTGTTCAAGCTAACTTAGAAGAAAAGGCAAATCAAGTTAGAAGAGAAACCCCAAAACAATTTTTTAACAGCTTACCACAGGAATTACAAATTGCAGCTAGATATGTTGCAGATGG